ATGTGTATTCAACAAATCAATTTTTGTAACGTAGGTTTTTGGAATATCTTCACGGTGCTCAGAAATAGATTTCCAAACACGGTCAAAAGTTTCCTGTGATTTTTCTTCAGCTTTGGTGATACGCGTATTTAAAAACACAAGTATCCAAGCAAGCGGGAGCAATATGAGGGTTAAAAGGCCGTTCCAAAGCATTTGCAGATCTAAAATCATTAGCACCTCCAACGCTTGCGTGCTTGCCGGAGGCGGCTGTTAGGGTCTTTAGCGGCTTCAGGAAACATTTTCATTTGCCCTGCAGAACGTGCACAAAACGATTTTTTGCGTTGTGCACGTTTACCCGTAGGGCTTTTTTCTGTAACCGCCGTGCTCAGTTTTGATCCAGGATTAGCTCTGCGAAAGGCTTTTACGCCTTTTTCAGTCATGCCTGCACCCTGCTTTGTCGGACGAAAATTCCCCGATTTTACAGAAGTTTTGATGCCCATGCCTTTAGCCATCACGGAGTTCCTGCATCATTTTTAATGAGCACAAGAATAAACATGCTTGAGCAACTATTATTGTTAGCAGCACCTACGGCTTGGGCTTCAATAGTTGTTTGCTCAGGAATAGCTATCGGATACTCGAATGCGTAATCAGCAGTACCATTGTTTAAAGTAACAATAGCTGCAGTACGACGAATACTATCCGTTCCACGAGTCATCAAACGGCCTGTTACTGCGTTTGAACCTGTTACCTGCCCTGCTGAAAACAAACCTTGCTCTAAGTAAGCGGTATAACCCGCAGGAACAGTGTAACTACCCGTAACCCGTGTGTTATAATCGTACTGAATAAGATCGTACACCGTGGCAGGTACTCCTGCCGTAACGACCCCTGTACCAAAATAGATGCTACCTGCTGCACCGTTTAAAGATCCTGCGGTAGCAACATAGGCTTGGTTTATATGCAAAAACGATTGTGCAGTAAGAACTGCCGTCTGCCCGTTAAGGGCGACAGTTTCAGAAATAACATTGTGGTTTGCGTCTAACCCGCCAATAAATACCGTTCTGGCACCTGTGCCTGCGGCAGTATCATTAGCATTATCAGAACTTACTTTTAATTGAAGTGCTGCTGCCGGAAACTGCAATACACCACCATAAGGCCAAACAGTTTCGATGCTTGTATCCACATCGCCATTATAACCAAATATCGTAATTGCTTGGTGCCACGGAATTTGCGTCCGTGACACCTGCAAATTGAATGGCTCATACGCGCCAGTCCTTGTAACTGAGGAAGGAGGTCGAGTCATTCAAGCCTCTTTTTAATAGAGCTTACGCATTACTAGAATAATTGTGTACATATCACCATTACTTGCATCTGCAGTCGTAAAAGTGATGTTTCCTGTTTTACCTGCACCTGCGTTGTTATCAATGCCACCAAACTCGTCATAGTTTTGTGTATTCATAACACCCGCAGGAATAGTCATGATAAGCTGCGGTGTACTTGCTGCCCAATACATCTTAACTTCCATGCCAAACGTCATGGCATAAACTTTATCGATCTGGACAGCAGTACAAGGTTGCCCCTGATATGAAGCTAAACTGGCTACGTTCACCTTGATGACACCGGACTCTCCGGTGCCATCTGAAATGTTCGTAAACTTCATCACAAGGACTTTATCGCCTTGGAAGATAATTTGGCTTGTTACAGCATCGGCCATATCAGCCTCCTAATTTATTAGGGGTTGATTACACCGTTCTGAACATATTCCACAACCATTACGCCAACGCCTGTGCCCGTATTGGTTGATTTTGTCCAGATACGAACGTCTGTCGTTCCAACCAAAATCCACTTACCTGTGCGCGTTGCGTCGCTTCCAGGAACAATCGTTTTCAAACCAAGTGTTGTTGAAAGATCGTTATCTGCTGCAACAGCAAGTTGCGTAGCCGTTGAATCTGTTCCGACGTTGATTGTTTGTGCTGCGCCAGACCATGCTGTCGTTACAAAAATTTTGATAGCAACGATCGTGCTTCCTGCTGGAATAACGATATCTGTCGAATAAACACCCGTAGCATTGCTACCATTCTTAGCCTGCGTTAACGCGCTTGACTGTGCAAGCACAACGTTACCTGTATCGGCAACGTCTTGGCCAAGTGTAGTGCCTGTGGTGAATTTAATAGGACCAGCTTTAATTGGTCCGGAAAAAGTAGTCGTCCCCATGTGAGTCTCCTGTCGTTGGGGTGTCTGCCTTAGCAGTCAGGAACAACAAACATTACCTTATAAAAAGAGCGGGCACAAGGCCCGCCCTTCTATTGTTACAGTTGCAAAAGCAGCAATTAAGCGCCTTGCGAACCATACATAGCACGCGGGTCAGACCAACCGAACGAATAACGTTCACGCGCCTTGTAGCGCACGTTACCTGTTTCGAATTCACCTTCCATAGCCGTCTTGATCGGGCTACGAACAAAGTGTTTCATGCCGTTCGGTGCATCCGTCTTAACGAACCACGCATCCGGATCGGTCAAGAAATGGTTGACCGTAAAGCCCTGCGGCATGTAACCGCCAGACTTCAATGCGTTGATGTCGTTATCCGCTGTCGAAACGCGCTGTTCCGACTTGAGGATACGCTCTGCAGTAAACTGCAATGCAGGCGGAATGATCAACTTCATGCCACGAAGAGCAACCTTAAGGCCACGTTCGTCGATGAAGGCTGCGATATCAATCAAAGCCTGTTCGAGCGAAGTTTCGTTAAGGTCGGCCTGTGTAGCAAGCGTGTTTGACCAGTTACCACCACCAACGGTCGGGTGAGCCGAGTTGATGAGCGAAACGCCGTCGCCGCCGACATAAGAGGACGAGAAAGCGTTGTTAAGAACAGACGCTGCCTTGACCTGCTTGGTGTTGGACATCGAACGTGCGAGTGCACGGGTATAACGGCTTGACAACTTGTCATACAGGTTGTCTTCCACGGCTTCTTCCGTGATAGCGAACGCAAGTGCGATCGTTTCATGGGTGTAGCGTGCCGTGAAGGCTTCACCTGCCGTATCGTAAGCGATGGCGGAGCCTTCGCCCTTGACCGGAGCCTGACCAAAGCCCGAAAGCATGACTTCTTCTTCAAACGCACGGTCTGAATTTTCGGTATCGAAAATTTCAGTGTGTTCGTTATCGTAGCGATCATACTCCATGCCGAAAAGGGCATTGAGTCCGGGCTCAAGTTCTTTGAGTAGTTGCGAACGAGTAATAGCCATTGTTCAATGCTCCCCTTACACGCCCGCGCCTGTGCCGTTGGCACAGTAACGGTAGAAGTGGTTGTTAATCATCACAATAGCCTGACGACCTGCCGCTGCAGCATCATTGCTGCTAGGAATGTCTTCAAAGCCAAGGATGCGGAGGTTCAGCGTGTTAGTCGTGTTCGCCGTGCTAACAGCAAGCTGCGCCGAAGACTGACCGGAAGTTGTGCTACCGGACGTTGCTGTCGAGAAGTTTGCGTTAGCGTGAACAAGAGTATCCGCTGCGGCTGCGTCACAATTGATCGTGAATACTGCGTCCGGATTTGCAACAACCATCGCGGTAGCGACAGTATTTGCCTTAACCGAAGCAGTTCCCGGCCAATATGGCGACCAACGGGGCTTACCCGTGAGGTCAATGTAATTGCAGCCAATGAAAACGCCAAGAATCGGAACTGTACCACCCGCTGCTGCGCCGACGATGTCGATCAAGCCGTTAGCGAGAGGAATAACGGGCGAACCGTTATAAATCGCACTGGACGTACCTGCCGTATCCGCTGATTGAATAACGAATACAGAATCGCCGTTGGTGTTAGCACCGCTTCCAAGCATGTTGTACGGGCGAAGGCCGTACGCGGCATTGATATTTGCCATTGCTTAGATCCTTTTGTTATTCGGCGGAACGATTTCCGCCAAAAGTGACTCGAGATTGCCGTTCAGGTTTAATAATCGGCATTGAAGGATGTTGTTCCCGCATCAAGTCATTATCAACAGCAGACAGCTGCTCGCTTGTCTGTTTGTTGTAATAAGCACGACGTTGGGCAACAATTTCAACAGGAATGCGAGCAAGTACCAAACCGCCCACTCCAATTACACCAGCATGGCGACCATCCTGGATAGTAGGAGATTCAAAGTCTGGGTATTCCTCGGCGCGAACGAGTTCAAATCCTTCGCGAAGTCTAGCGGATAGGTTTTTCCGATCATCAACACCAGACGATTCTACACGAATCCAACGGTGTACATATCCCTCCGGCGGGGGAGGAGCGTCCAAGCTGGACGGTGGTTTCCACGTGGCTACACGTGAAGTGGCGGCGCGGGTGCCCGTAGAACGAGAAGTCTTATCGATCATTGCTCTCTCCAAGGAGTTTCACCTGCCGTGCGTACTGTTCTACACTAATACCGAGCTTTTTGGCAATAGCGACTTGGCTAGGTGATAAACGGATGCGGGATGAACTTTCTGGACGTGCAGAAGAACGTGCTGACCCAACTGTTTGGGACGGGGCACGCGTTTGTTGAAACTTATGCGGAAAGTCCCTGCGCATACGTTTATCCAATTCATCATAGTAATCGTCACTGGATGGGTCAAAGCCTTCACGTTCCACAAGGCTTTTATGGTGACTAAAAGCCGTAATGGTCATAGGCTCATCTGAACCAAACCACGCATTTTTCTCTGCCCATGTTTCAGCCTTTGGATCTGGCCTACGCGGAGCATACTGCTGTGGTTGCGGCTGCACTTGGGGCGCAGTCGCTTGACGATAAACTTCTTGACTCTGAGCTTCACTACGTGCACGGTTGTGGCGCACACGATCGTTTTCAACCGCAAGTTCTGCAAGGTCACGTTGTGCTTGTACTTGACCATCAATATCGCCACGGTCAATAGCGATACGTAAACGGTCTTTAATAAGCTGCTCTTGCAGTTTAACGCGGTTTTCAGCTTCATTGCTAAGAGTAAGATCAATTTGGGCGGTGCGTAGGTTTGCAACGTCCATTTGATTTTTTACGCTTTTAGCGTATTCCAACGCGGCTTGCTCGCGGCGTTCGGCTTCGCGCATTTTAAACGTAAGTTTTTCAATACGCTTTTTTACACCTTCGCTATAGCCTGCAAGTTCATCATCGTCTGATGCTTGTTTTGCAGGTGCGGGTTCAGGCTTTGGTTCAACAACTACAGCTTTAGTTTCTTTGCCGTCGTCGGTAACTTCTACTTCCACTACCTCTTCTTCGGGGGCAGCCGATACTTTTTCTTCTGACATGTTAGTACTCCTGCATTAAAGCGTCAGAACGTCTGACGGTTCAATGATTGTTGCGATAACTTCGTCATCGTTAATAATACGCACTTCACCACCTTCTATGCGGAAACGTGCGCCTGCATAACGCCCAATCATTACCCAATCACCCTTTTTGCACCACGGGCCATTAGGAAATTTTGCTTGGTCTTTATATGCGTCGGGACCAACAGCTAACACATACGCCACAACTGTAGCGAGTGATTGCCGCTCAACATATTCTTCGGGAAGAAATACGTTACCCTTAGTTTTCGCTGACCCTTTGTAGGGCAGTATTAAAATCCGCCAACCGGAAGGTTGCGGCATACGCTCAAGAACACTTGCTTCAATTTTGCTAGGATCAAGAACTACTTTTTCAGGTGCTACATAGGCACTTTCTAGCGCCGACGTTTCTTCTTTGGGGGGAGCATTCAGTTTTTCTACAAGATGCTCAGGTAGGACGAGCTTACTCATCGTCTAGGGTTTCCAATCTTTTTAGCAGGGAGCGCAGTTCAGATTCTATTTCATTCCATACTTCGTATTTTCCACGAAGATGGCGGTAAGCGGCGAAGTCCTGAACTGAACCCCCTGTGATTGCTTCAACCACAACTTGCCGCCGCTCCCGAACCAATTTCAGCATGGCATCAGCCATGAATAACCCATCCATTTAACCTCCTGTTACTCCAAGGGCTTTGAATTAAAGAGCATCTTATCTGTAGCAGAATCCTTAGATGATGCTCCAAAGAAGAAGGCGATGATGCT